ACAACAATAATTAATCGGTCACCCCTATCAACAATCGAAAGTTGTTGCATAATGTCTGATTTGAGTTGTTCGATATCTGTGAGGGGAGTGTGCAGTACACGCTCGGTATCGATACCAAAGCTGTCAAAATAACTCTGAGGAGTACCAAACTCACTATCGTAGAATAAAAGAGCCGCATCGGGATATTTGTCCAAGTAAGATTTTGCCATCAATAATGAGAAGGCAGTTTTAAAATGTTTGGATGGTCCAGCCCACATAGTAAGACCAGGAGTTAAACCGCCATCTAAACGACCAGAAAGTGCCACATTGATAATTGGCACAGAAGTTGGAATCATATCCTTATCAGTAAAGAACTTTGATTTCGACAGAATGGCCGAATCTTTAATACTGCTGTTCTTTTTAATCTTGTCAAGTATACTCATTTATTTTCCTTTTTACGAAATGCCAACTCAGCATCATCTACATACATACTATCTATCTTAGACTTCCGGTTAGGAAATCCACGTTTACTCTTTGATATTGGAGGAATACTTTCACCAGAAGCTTCATCAATTACAATTGATTCTTGCTCTGGAATATTCTCCTCAATCTCAACAATATTTTCTTTAGGTATTTCAACCTTATCTGTTTCTTTTGGTTCTTCTTTTTCAGGCACAAACACAGGAATATCTTGTGCAGTTACTCCAACAATTTCACCATCTTTAACGATTGGTTTACCAACTGAACTTCTATTCATAGACATATTTGCCGCTATCAATAATAACACAGCTAATGGGTCAAATACAATCATAATCAACATGATTACCAAACGAACTGCTTTATCAATTGCATCAGCATCGTCTGTACCATAAATCATATCACCAACATACTTAATAGGTCCCACCTCTGCCACAAGTTTATTGGATTCTTTTAGTAGTGGTAATTTTCTTTTACTAATTTCATTTAATTCTTTTTGTGTATCTTGAATTTGTTTATCTAAACGATTGCTTGCTGTTGACGGATCTTTGGCACGAGCAAGAAGATAATCTAATCTTTCTTTGGCAATCTTTTCTTGTGTGTTAAGTGTTTTTACTTCCACTTGATTTGCGCCAGCATCTAATGTAGAATCAATGTGTGATTTAGATAAGAAACCAAAAATACCCATACTTGTAATTAACATAAGAATAACTACGGCAAATGTCAAGTATGATTTTAATAAAAGTGGGCAGGTTTTCCAATTACGATACAACCATGATGTAGTCACCAATTTGCTCATTTCTAAAACCGAGCCCATAAAGACGATTGGCCAAAATGCGCCAGTAAAAATTGCAGCAAGACCAATAACGGAATAATAGGCTGCAATACCTGATAATAGTAGTGCTGATAATAGTGTTAAGAATATCATGAGAAAAAGTCCTCGAGTGAACTTACCCTTTCAGTTGTCCATTTCATACAATCCAAAATAACTTTAATAGGCTCTAAGAAAGCCTTATCAAATTGTAAATCATAATCAATATAATTGTCAAGCCCCATCTCTTTTGGTAGTCTTGTAGGAAATGAAATGACAGTATCTTTAAAATGGTTTGGCATCTTCAGATAGGCAAACTTAATTTTTTCGCCTTCTTGGATGAGTGGATATTTTTTGGTAAGATTATTTTGTTTTAGAAAGTTATTATACAGTATGGCACCCTTAACATGAATAGGAGTACCAAGTTTATAAATGTTTAGCGAATCGGAATATTTAGCCAATCCGTTAATTCCACGGGGAAAGGAAACATCTTCCGATGGGAGTTTTTTAAATTCTTCTCTAAATTCAGCAATAAATTTGTGTACATCTTCTTCTGTACCAGTTACTAATAGTTTAATCAACTCATACATCTTACCACGAATAACGGATGGTGTCGATGACTTCACCATTTCAAGACCCATCACCTTCAGTTGTGGTTCGTTGTATTGAACACCTTCATTGTTATATACATTTAGAATGTATCGTTTCTTGGCAGTCCAAATACCTTTGTCAGAAAGACCTTCTCTTTTCATTTCCATTTTCTGAGAGAACGCACAGACATACTCTGCAAGTTCCTGATAACTCTTGTCAATAAAAGGTTGAAGCTTATCCTCACAGATACGATCCATGATGGAGATAACTTTTGCAGTTTCAGTCTTTGTTTTAACAATGCTATCAACCAATGGACCAAGGTTGAGATAAATCGAATCTGTATCCGATGCAATAACATAATCTTTCTCACTCTTTAAAAGTTTGTTCATGTACTCATTAAGTTTGCCTTCAATCCATCTTATGGATAACTGGCCGGCAGTAGTAACGCCAAGAGCCATACGCAAATCATAGAAACGGAAATACTGAGAGCCCAAAGCACCATAGGCAGAGTTGAGGGATACTTTTTTAGCCAACTGGATATTGTTGTATTTGGCAATTCGTTTTTCGATTTCATATAGTTTACTTGGGTCTTTCTCATTCTCATATTCCTGTTTTGCTTTTAACATTAAGTTCTTAAACTTCTTACGGTCAGTATACATTTCTTCCATCATTTTAGGTAAGAAACCTTGGAAGTCTGTACGGAAGAATTGACCATTAGGAGTAATTGTTGCACCTTCAAGTTTTGACAAATCAACTTTCTTGGCCAACAGTTTATTGACATCAACACCAGATGAAAGTATTTCACGCATCTCATCTGTGTAGTTTTCAGGTTCAATCAATGTTTCAGGACTGATATTGTATTGCATCATCAAATGCGGATACAAACTATTCAAGTCAAACGATGCGACCCAATCATGCTTACCTACTTGTACTTCTTTAACATAAGCACCTTCAAATGCAGAATCTTTTTCTTTAGTGATTCGTGGTGGAACAATAATGCCTTTCTCAAACAGATAGGCATAAGTCAAGGAATCCCACATACGAGTTTGAGCAAACACATCTTCAAAGTTTGTTTTGGTATCATACGCAAGAGTTACTGCCAACTCAAGTAGTTTTAACTTTTCTTCTAATTTAATAATGAGTTCAACGTCTTTAATGTTATACTCAATAAATTTTTGAAAGTTTAAACGGTATAATGAATGTAAGTTATCATACTCATCATAGGAGATTTTACCTTCACCGAGTTCGACTTGAGCGATAGAATCCAAACGATAACTCTCTTGTGACTTACCGCCAGGAGCATACCATTTATACAGTTCAATATAATCGAGTGATTCAACACCAAGTAGACCATAGGCAGTCATCTGACGGCCATTGATTGTAGTGTTTCTTTCGGAAATATAACCCCAAGGAGATAATTTCTTGGTTTCTGGTTCGCCAAGAATCTTACGAAAACGATTAATCAAATATGGTATATCAAAGAACTTAGTATTCCAACCAGTAATGATATCAGGATATTTGTCTTTCCAAAACTCCATAAATTGTTTACAGAGATTATACTCATCTTTACAACGAATGTACACTTCATTACCTTGTACTTCATATTCACCACAGGCAAATACAAAAGGAGATTGATTTAAAAACTTAACACAAATTGCTGTGATAGGTTCATTTGCTTGATAAGGGTCAGGAAATCCATTCTCCGAACCTACCTCAATATCGATTACGGCAATTTGAACTTTAGTGAAATCATAATCAACCATACCATGATGTTGGTCGGCAATAAAGGCATATTCAAATCGAGTTTGGCCATAGATTGTTGGTGCACCAGGTACACCTTCAAATTGTTTAACATAATCTCTTGCTGCACGAATGTCACCAAAGATTTTTTGGTCAAGATAATCACCGTTTAACGAGGTAAACTTAGTGATTTTTTTGGATGGAATGTAAAGCGATGGAGAGTATTCAATTCTCTCCCTTATTGCCTTACCATTTTGAATGCCTCGATAAAGAATATTATTGCCGAAGCTTTGTACATTAGTATAGAAGTTGCTCAAGTTAGCCTGTAATGATTTGTTTTTGTGGAGGAAGAACAATACCAGCACCAAAGATTTGTTTATAATTATTGACAAAATCTTCTGCTGGAACATAGGAGTATACTACATTACGCTTAGCGATGGCAATAGTAGTATCAGGCTTTTGGTCACCATGAAGTGGAAATGGAGCCAGACCCACATTAGGACTACCATCTTTACCACGAACCACAGCAATGCCAACTGGATTTACTAAAACAAAATGAGTGTCATCTTCAGATTCTACTTCAGATAAAACCTCTTCCAGAGTGATTAATTTAAATACTTTAATGTCCATGATTACCTTTCTAATATAAATACTTATGATGATTTGAATCACAATTATACTATTATTTTGTCTTTTCTGTCAACACATTAATGGTATAATTCAATGTCTGATCCAATAATTACCGGCGCTCAAGGTGCCGTGAGTACACTAAAAGGTGCTCAAAATGCAGGTAAACAATTAGGTAGTGTGGTAACTGACCAACAAGCAGATATGGAAAGGTCTGTTGAAGAACAACACCGCCAAAGAATGCTAGCCAAAGCTAAAAGAGAACACCGGCAGGCAATGGCTGAATTTAGAGCTTTTGAAAAATATGAGAGTAATAAAGCTCATGCTAAAGAAGTAGAAAAAATTAGAAACGAAGCAATTGCTAAATACGGCAAGAATGCTTGGACTGAAATTGAAGCTCTTAAAAATCAGATGGAAAAGGATCGAGCGGCCGAAGAAAAATTAATGGACAAAGACCGTCAAAAACAAATAGAACTTTTTTGGTGGTGTATGACGGCAGCTGCTTTAATAACCTATTTCTTTAAGTTGTATAAATGAAAGAACAACCATTAATTTTTCTTGTGGTTTTAGTTTTGTGTTTAGTTTTGATGGTAGTAGAATCGGGAGCATTCAATATACGTTAACTAACTGAGGTCGTTATGAACAAATTACCAATTATTATATTTGTATTCGTTTTAGTATTTTCTTTACTGTTGACCATTTTAGAATCTATGGCCAAATGGCCGCACTAGGTTCTTTGTATTTTTTTTGTTTTTGTTCCCGTTCTATACGGTGAAACTCATCATCTTCATTTTTTGAATCCTGTTCTTTGACAGGATCCAATTCTTCTACTTCTTTTTCAATCATCTTCCTCTCCCAGCCTTCCGTTGAACAGTCATCTTGGGAACAAATTTAGGTTTGTTTATTTTAGGAGCAGGAGCTACTTGTTTTAAGTTACGAACTTTTAGTAGTTGCTCTTCACGAAATTTTTTTTCATCTGACATATTATCTCCTTATTGGTTGCGGATACTGGACTCGAACCAATAACTGAGGATTATGAGTCCTCTGTGATACCTTTTCACCAACCCGCTATAATCTTATATAGTCACCGCTTCATAATCTTCTTTACCTACACCACATTCTGGACATTCAAAATCATCTGGTAAATTTTCAAATTTACCTTCTACTTCATCATCGTGGACATGGCCACATACTATACAACGATGCTCTATCATAGTGCCTCCAATACATTTTTATAAGCATTTGCATGGCGTTCTTCCACTTTGGCCAATGCTGCAAATCGTTTTTCTGCTTTGAGAAGAACTTGTTTGAATTCTTCTGCGTGTTGTTTAGATTCTTCTATCTGTTCGTCAAACTCTTTACTAGCAAAAGATAATCCTTCACCAAAGGCTTGATTCTTAAACTGTGGATACATTGTAGTAAACTCATAGGTTTCACCTTCAATGGCTTTCTCTAAACATTCTTTAGTAGATGGTTTACCAATCAATAATTCAAGATGTCCCCATGCGTGGAGAATCTCTTGGTCTGCCGTGTGTTCAAAGTGTTTTGCAACATCTTCAAATCCTTCTTCACGAGCAATCTTGGCAAAGTATCGATACTTGATATGTGCCATAGATTCACCAGCCAAAGCGCTTTCTAAATTTTGTAATGTGTTACTCATACAACCTCCAAATAATTAATCATGATATTATATATTAGTAATAACACTAAGATTGTGTTATTTCATTTATGAAATATTTTAATGAATGTTATGAACAAAATTGATGGAGCGGGATATTGGAATCGAACCAATAACGAAAGGTTGGAAACCTTTAGTTTTACCATTAAACTAATCCCGCAAATCTGGAGCGGAGGCTTAGATTCGCACTAAGTGAGTAGATTGGACACCTACTCTGGTTCTATACCCCGTCCGCATATTTAATACTATACACTACTTATAATACTTTGTCAATACTTTCTTCTGGTATATTTTTCCAACCGATAGGTTGTATTTCAATGTCCGAGTCCGGATTAGAAACGCCTGCGAATATTTCCCAAAGTTTTTCTTTGATAGCAAACTTGGTAAATAATCCAGCTTCATAACCATGTGCTTCTATTTCCCAAGGTTGAACCCAATAATCAATAGTATCGGAATCAACTCTTTGGCCTTTCCAACGAGATAATCTTTCGTTGGTTTCACCGTAAACATATTGCTTAACATGAACCATTTCATGTGCCAATGTTTTGAGAATATCATAACCACCAATGCCAGAATGTAACTCAATTTCAAATTCTCTTGGCTTACCGCTTTCGTTATAATCTTCTACCGAAGCATAACCATAAGCAGGTAAATTTTTACTAAACTTTATCCGAACAAAGATGTTTTCTAACATTTTTTCAGATATTAGTTCTTGAGCGTAAAACTGAGCAGCTCGCTTGACATAAGGTCTAAAGCGTTCTTTATCGGGACAACCAACTATACTTAACTTCATTAGGTCTCTCCTTAGTAAATTGACCCAATAATTTTAGCGCTCGGTACCTGCTCACATAACCCTATTTATGAACTATCTTAATTTCACCTGGTGAAATATTTGTATCACCAATCTCCGTTGTCAAACCATAAACGAATCGTAATCGGTAATAATTCAATCACCAAAGCATCTTGTTCCCATGCCTCGTTTGTTTTGTTGTAATTAAAACTAATTCTCCAATGAAATGGATTCAATTTAAAAGTGATATTACAACCTGAATACATAAACCAATTTATCATTTTACCCCCAATTGAAATTTAACATATTTGTCCTTCATCATATCGGGTATAGTTAGATATGGTTCTTCTAACAGAAACGGACAAGGAAGCCATTGTGGTGATTCACCCCATCTATTTTCTTCTAAGAATTGTTTCAATAAAGCAATATCATTTTTATGTGTTGGATTAAAAGGACGCTTGCAATTTGTTAATAACTGATGTTGTATTAGAGAGCTCACTTAACATACTCCAAATTATCTTTACGCATATAGTGGATTACCTGTGTTTCGCCGCTAGGCATTTCTTTAACAACAGGAATAAAAGTTATACCTTCAATCTCATTGGTTGCCCAATTTGAATAGGTATAATAGATGTCTTGATTCGTTTTTGAACGAACTTTTTTGAGAACGGCTTTACCGCCAGTTGTAGTGGCAATATAACCGGGTCGAGAGGGTTTAGTTTTGTTCCAGTTTTTCATGATATAATTATAACTCAAAGAAAGAGGCCAGTCAAGGCCTCTTTTTATTATTTACCGTTTGGGTAGTTCAATTGTTCCCATTCCTCATCGGATACAGGCCACCAATTACTCATCTTTCGATTTTACAGTAATTTTCTTTACCGCATCTTGAACCTTTACCATATTCTCTAACCAAACTTTAAGCATACCATTTGTAATTTCGGCATCCTTAATCTCTACCTTATCGGCAAGAGTAAAAGCACGATTGAAATTACGATTAGCAATACCTTTGTAGATATAGTTATCTTTATCATCGGAACTATCAATTGTAGAACCTTTGATTACCAACTTATTACCTTCTAAGGTAACTTCAATATCAGTTTTAGCAAAGCCAGCAACTGCCATTTCAATGACATACTTGTTGTCTTTTACTTGTTTGATATTGTATGGAGGATAAGAGGGTGATGCTTTGGCTACTGTTTCGGACACTTCACGGATTTGGTTCAATACGTCATCAAATCCAACTGAGAAAGGATCCAAAGATTTGGATAGTGTAGCCCATTGTGGGAATAATAGATTTGTGCTTGTCATGTGTTTCTCCTTAAATTCAAGCGAGTTAGTCAATAAAACTGTGGCCTCAGATGAGCACCACACCATAAGTATACTAGTATTTATACTAGTTTGTCAATAAGCACCTGGTTTTTTACCAATATTATATTTGGGTGTCAATTCCCAATCGTCTTTTTCTTTGTGGGAAAGTATCTTAATCTGTGATAGGAAGATAGGAGGTGGTTCCTCAATCTGTTTGGTATTAACAATCTTTACCAGTCCCCAATCGGATAATAGTTTAGCAATGGCATTCCTACGAGATAAGTCATTTTCAGAAATGTCAGTTGGTTTACCATCCAAAGCAAATAGTTCTTTGAAATGTACGATGTAATACTTACCTTGCTTATGTAGAATGTGGCAAGATTGGTAAAGTATTCTGTCTTTTTTGGAAGCAACACCAATGCGTGTTAATGTTTCACGAACTTTTAAGAAATCATCTTTTTCACTTAGTGTAACTTCAACTAAATCAATAATTGAAATCATTACTTGTTCACTCCGCCTTTATCTGTTTTTATTATTATTTCAGCGATTTGTTCTTCAGTAAGAATACGCAAAGCTTCTTTAGCTTTCTCATTGGAGTAACCAAAGTATGTTTTAACGGCCTCTATATTTTTATCAGTCGATGTTTTCTGCCAAGGTTGAAATTTCCTTTTCATCGACCTTATTGTATTTAGATAAAACTGATACTGCATATCTTTATCCATGCCAGGATTGAGGTTTAACTCATTGGAATACAGTACACAGTCTTGGTGGAACGACAAGGCACGGTTAACCACAAACGGAACATAGTCTTTATAGTCTAGTTCGTCCTTAAAAGGATTCTTTTTAGTTTGTAGTATTGACGGGACAATCTCTTTAAATAAATCAGGCATTTGTCAAATTCCGAACAGCATTGGCTAAAGCATCATCAACGTGCTGGATTGGAAATACTTTATTTAATTTATCAACATTCATATTACAATTAGACCGTGGTGCGTTTGTGGCTGCAGTGAATTCTTCTTCTGTAAACCATTCTTTATTCAGACCCATAGCGTCTGAACATTCTCTAGTGGTTTTGGTGCCAGCATTACCAACATTATAAATTCCTGGTTTAGGTAAATTTATGGCAAAGAATACTGCTGTAGCAGCGACATCATTAATATAACTTAAACTGTTTTCAAAGTCAATTAATTTGTCATACTTAACCAATTTTGTTAGATAGTTTTTAGGATTGTGTTCGTCACCAAAAGGCAAACGAATACGCAACAGATAAGATTTATTCATGTATGGCATTAATAGTTCTTGAGCAAGTGCTTTTGAGCCACTATAAAATGACCCATTATTGAAATCAAAATTCGGTGGATCTTCTTCAGTCCAACCACCATCTTTATAACCTGTATATACACAACCACTACTGATGTGTACAATAGAAGTATGACGATTATTCAATTCTAATTTTAAAGGCCAAATTACATTACCATCAATACATTCTTGTTTTTTAATTTCACAGGTATCAACATTAGGAAATCCAGTATAACCAGCGGCATTAATAATAACTGTTGTGTCGAATGGAATTTCATCTGTGTGAGAAATCCACTCATAATCAAATCCTCGTTCAAGTTTTTGTTTTTCTAATTCTTTTTGAATGTGTTGGCCAACATAACCATGCCCAATTAATGTAATCATAAATTTGTTACCTCGATAGTTTTAGATTTATAAGATTCGATAAAATTTTTGTTTATATCTCTATTGTTTTTTAATTTATTTAATAAAGATTGGTAGTCCATATCAATTATTTCCGCAAAGTCTTTTCCATTAATATGGTTAAAATTATTAGTTAACGGAATAATATGTTTACCTCTTTTTGAGGGTTGAAACCCAAAAAAATTAACAAGATAAATTTTTGTAGTGAAATTCAAAAAATTAATATTAAAATGATTTAACATTTTTAAACCAGTATTATTTTCAGTTTGACATTGTTTGGAATCCATATTAAACATATTTGATTTTACTTCACAAACATGAATTGTTTTGGTTTCAGGTTCAACAATAATAAAATCTGGAACAACACCATCAATATTTTGTTTGGATAATAAAGACTTTTTGGTTACTGTATTAATTTCAGAATAATCAATAATAGGAATTGAAACAGATTCCCTAATTTGTTTTTCTAAATATGTTCCAAACTTGGCGGTAGCAGATGCCAGATTGCTATAAAACTTTGCAGTTTCTAAATCACCGGTTAAAAAATAAATAGGTGCGTAAAGAAATTCATCGACATCGTTTTTTCTTTCTGTTATAATCATTTAAATTCACAGTCCACCATAATTTCAGTCAAACAGGCAACCATATTAATTTCATGGTCGGCCACGAATGCTGATTGATATTGATATTTAGATAGGTGTAGGACCAATTGCGGAACCGAATTGGCTTTAAGAACTTCGTATAAACCATCATAGAGTTTACGATAAATCTTTACGGGGTCATTATCAAGATTGTTGGTGACCCACTTACGAACAGAAGCAAAGTCTTTATCTTTTAACGCTGCCACCAAAGGCCCAAGTTGTACATCAGCAACAGAGGCAACAATACCAGCATCGATATTTCCAGAAACGGCATAACGTTGCAGCTCATTAAGAACCCTACGATTGTCCGGAAAGTGTTTTGTAATAACTGCGGCAACGGCATCTTTCGAATATGTGATACCTTCTTGTTCAAGAATCCACTCAACTCTTTTAAAGAATTGTGCAGCCATTGCTTGTTTAGAACCGTTGATTTTAAAATCAATGACAGAGCAACGAGAGTGGATTGGGTCAATGATACGATTTTTGAAATTACAGGTGAATATGAATGAACAGTTTGAAGAAAACTCCTCAATTGCACCACGCATCGCTGGTTGAGTTGAATTAGGATTAAGATAGTCTGCTTCATCAATGATGACGACCTTTCTTCCACCCGAAAGAGAAACTGATGAAGCATAGTTTTTAATTTTAGTACGCAAGACATCAATACCAGATTCATCGGAGCCATTGATAACAATATAGTCGCAACCAATCTCCTCACAGAGTGCTTTTGCGATTGTAGTTTTGCCAACACCAGCCGAACCCGATAATAATAAATTTGGTATTTCTTTTCTAGCGACATACTCTAAGAATGTGGATTTGATTGCATCCGGTAGGATACAATCTTCCACTTTGGATGGCCGATACTTCTCGACCCATAATAGATGATTCATTCAATACTCCCATGATAAATTTACTACTCAATTATACTTTACTGTATTTTGCTTCAGATGCAACCCAATACTCAATATCATCTTTGGTGTTTTTGAAATGACTAATACCTTTAAACGAAACCTGAACTTCATAATGACCAGGAATCATTTTAATATTTGCTGAACTAAAAACAATTTTAAATGGTTTTCCATTTGGCCATCTACCTTCAGAAATCTCAATGGAATTTGTGTGTGCCGAATCATCATCAGCATCAAAAGTAATTAACTCAGCTTTGGTGCCATCGGATTGAATGGCAATATGTGGTGAAGAAAGTACTTTGGCAGTATCCGAAATCCACTTATAATCTTCTTCATTTAAAGTAAATGAACATTCTGGATCAACAATGTTTAAATCTTTTTCTGGTGGAACTGTAATCATTGATTTATCAGTTTTACGATAAGCCATTTTTTTACGACCAGATTTGAAAATAACATTCGCATCATCAAAGTCCAATTCAGCAGAATCTTTAAATAAAGAATTTACTGATAAGAATTGGTTCAAATCATAGATACAAAAATCTTCCGGAACTTCATCTTTAATTCCGGCTTTTGCCAGGACTGACTTGCCGCCAGACATAGTTTTAAGTTGTTTACCTTTTTTGAATTGAATGCCTTGGTTAATTGAGGCAAAGTTTTTCAATACATTAAGTGTTTCGGTTGAAAGCTTCATTTTACTTCTCCATTATCTAAAAAATCAATTGTATCATGTTCATATAAAAACATCAAGCAGCACAGCGCATGTGCTAAGTGATTCTTACCAGTTTCTTGGTCAAGTTGTTCACCTGATTTCCAAGCCCAAAGATGCCGTTGCATAGCATCAAAGTATCTACGCTTGGCATCAGGAACTTTTTTCCAATTATCTGGTTCATACTTTTCTGCACCAAAAGTAAGAATTTCTACTGTTGCTTTTAGTGCGTTTGGTGGTACTAAACCATATTGCAATTTACCACCATCAAACTTACGACCACCTGTGGTGGCCGTTTGTGATGCTTTAACAATATCTTTAACGGCAGCATCTTCATAACCAGGATGATATGGTGCTTCTTTAACGAGTTTAGCAACATCATCGCTACTAAAAGCACCATAAGTTTTAAAATTGCCAGTTGTACCGTAAGTTTTCATTCTGTGTTCCTTTAACCAAGCTTTTGAAGGTTCATGTACCGTGTTTTCACCGTCAGGTGTACGCATTACATTTCTCCAACAAAATTAGCAACTGCTGGCATATCTCCTTGGAAATGGTAAGTACCAATGTGTGCTGTTTTCATCCAAGGACACAACCAAATTTTACCGCCAATGTTACGCC